CGCTCCGTTGATATTGCCCCTGCTGCGAGCTGGCCCACTTCTGCTGTCGCCTTCATGACATAAATCGGTAGCTTTTCACTAGCCAGTTCATTGACCGGCACACACGGCATACAGTGCAGTTGCGCCAGAAAGCCATCAACCAATGTTGAGTCTTCGGTGATATCGGTCAGCAGCATAATTTCCGGCACTGTCAGCTGATGCGGCTGCTCCGGATTTAATTTGTTGCGCAATGTCTGTGGCTTGATTCCTGCTTTGTCTGCAAGCTCAGCTACGTTGTGACGCGCTGCAAATGCCTGGCAAGCTTCGTCATAGTGGCGATGTGTGGAAACCCTAAAATCAAACATGCTTCACTCAACCCTAAGTGATAAGTTGAATTACGCGTTAAGTGAAACGTCACATTCACTCAATGCCTGGATAGTAAGGGCAGCCATGTTCACTTCGATAAGCCCCTTTTTTTGTTTACCCTTCGGCTTGATAGGAAGTTTTCCGTATTCAATCAGGTTCTTAGCGGTTTCTTTGTTCGTGCCGGTACGGCGGCAATACTCATCTAAAGGCAAGTAGGGTTCCGGGATGACGATTGTAATGTTTGGTCGCATGAGGCAAACTCCATCGATTAACCTGTACGGCAATACAGGGCTATAAAAGGCAATGTTAACTTAAATCTACAAACCGAATCGTATACTTGATCCGGTCTACATGGCAAGAGGGATTTTAGATTGAGTCTAAATATCGACTTCAACTCAGGTGGCGTAGCCGTCTTAGACAGGGTTATTGAAGCTTACGGATTCACTACGAAGGTCGCCTTAGCTGAGCATCTCGGCATTGCTAGCAGTAGTCTCGCTATGCGTTATAAGCGCGACTATTTTCCATCAGATATTGTTGTCAAATGCATGGCCGACACTGGTGCCACTCTTGAGTGGTTAGCAACCGGCGAAGGACAGCGCTTTGCAAATGAAGAGCTCAATATCTTTAAGATGCCACGTCATAAAATTGTGGATGGTCAGCTTTTCGAAGATGGCTCCTTGATACTTGGTAAGGATGTGTTTTTGCCGGGCAAGGCCGCTCCTCAGGATCCCCGTTGTGTGGTTGATGGTGTTAGCCAACATGTGGTAGAGCAGATTTACTCTGAAGTTTATGACGGTGAATGGTTAGTTGAGATCGAAGGAAAAATTAGCATTCGCATGCTTACTCGCATTCCTGTTCAAAAGGTAAGAATTAGCGGTTCCGGCGTACCTTTTGATTGCGACCTGACAGATATAAAAATTATTGGCCGGATAGTTCTGTCTATAAAGTAAAAAGGTATGAATATAATGGATTACACCAGAGCCACGAAAGTACAATTAAAAGATGAGTTTACCCGCCTCGCTAAAGTCGTAGGCGACGTGCCTTTCGGTACAAAAAAAGAGTTTTTCCATTTGCCTAAAATATTGAACCAAGGCGAGCAACCATTAGCTGTCGCCAGCGGAATGATGAATAGCAATACATGGTTAGTTACCTTAACAAATCATAGGGTTATCTTTCTTGATAAGGGTATGATTTTTGGGGTTAAGCAAGTAGATGTTAGGCTAAGCGATATATCTAGTGTCGGTGGAAAGACGGGATTACTTCTTGGTGAAATAACAATAGGTACTGCGGGGCAAAACTATACAATCAAGAATGTCGTTAAAGGCACTGTCATTCCATTTACTAACCTTATTAATGAAACTCGCAACTCAAAAAGCCAGAAAGCCAAAAATCAGAATGAAGTAGCTTCAAACGATCTTGTTACGCAGATTGAACGCCTCGCAGCACTAAAAGAAAAAGGCGTGCTGAGTGATGAAGAGTTTCAACAGCAAAAACATCGTATTCTCAACGGTTAGCCATGTCTGTAAGAAAACTTTCTAGCGGTGAATGGGTTGCAGATTTTTATACTGTTAACCGTAGTGATGGAAAGGAAGGTAAGCGCGTTCGCAAAAAATTTGCGACGAAGGGAGAGGCGCTGGCCTTTGAGAATTACACTCTACAAAAAGTTGAAGATGCGCCCTGGCTTAATGATGGAAAGGAAAAGCGCCGCCTCACTGACCTTATTCACCTTTGGTTTGATCGTCACGGCATTACCCTTCGTGATGGTGAGAAGCGTAAAAGCTCTATGCTATGGGCGAGCGAATGCATGGGCTCGCCACTGGCCGTAGAATTTAGCGCACAGCTTTTCACAACTTATCGAGCCAAAAGGCTTGAAGGTCATTTTGCACGAACTAAGCGCATTAGCCGCGTGTCTGCTCGCACTATGAATCTTGAGCATGCGTATTTTTTAGCCGTGTTCAATGAACTCAAAAGGCTTGGCGAATGGTCAGCCCCTAACCCACTGGAAAACGTAAGACAGTTTCGCACCGATGAAAGCGAAATGGCATTCCTTACAGAAGAACAGATAGAGCTGCTTTTGCTTGAGTGTCGCAATAGTTCAGCACAAGACTTAGAGATGATTGTAAAAATCTGCCTGGCAACAGGCGCTAGATGGAGTGAAGCTGAAAGCCTTAGGCGTGCACAGATAATGGCAGGCAAAGTCACTTTCACAAAAACGAAGGGAAAACGAAACCGCACCATTCCTTTGGATCCCGAACTAATTGCAGAGTTACCAAAGCGAAACGGCGCACTGTTTACACCTTGCTATTATGCATTCCGGAATGCCCTTGACCGAGCAGGTATAGAGTTGCCCGCAGGCCAGCTTACTCATGTGTTGCGACATACCTTTGCATCACATTTTATGATGAATGGGGGTAACATCCTCGTGCTACAAAAAATACTCGGACATACCGATATTAAGATGACTATGCGCTATGCTCATTTTGCGCCAAACCACTTAGAAGAAGCCTTGAGACTTAACCCTCTCAAGTGTCGCAAAACTGTCGCACAAGCTTAGAATTATTGCCCTATATTGGCCTATATTGATTTTCTAAATATCTGTTTTTGAACCAAGTTATTGTTTTTTTGTTGGTTGTTATGGTTCTCATAATCGCTTGGTCGCTGGTTCAAACCCAGCAGGGGCCACCAGATACAGCACGGGCTGGAGAGAAATCTCCAGCCCTTTTTCTTTTTTGGGATACTCCCAACAGCTAATCGTAAAGCCATCGTCCAGCTCTCTCTGACTCAATAAGCATTCTTACGGTCAGCGGATCTGGTGGGGTGCGATCTGTTTTCAGCTTTGCCGGCAAAGGAAATTAAGTAGAAAAGGAGTACCGACCGGAGGGTAATACTTCTGCCAGTCAATACTGCTGCAATCCATTCCATGACGTCCAGAAAAGCGCTCCATCATTGCAAAAACATCTTCGAAAACAGTCATCGAATTCCCGGATGCCAGGGAGTCATCAATACCAAGGCTGTTGGCCGAAAGTTCATCTCTAACGAACTGCAAAATTTCTGCCTCTTTATCGCCATTCATACCCGACGCTCCGGTTCTACGATGAGATTAAAACGCCATATGCTGTTCCGAGTGATCATAATCAGGTCGTATGCAGTGATAATCACACCCACCCATGGAACCCAGCACCCGATTAACCCGCCCAGACTATTCGTTTTCGCCCACTGCCCGTTAAGCATCTTCCTCCAGGTGGGGAACGCCACTGGCTACTCAGCCGATGTCTGATAAACGTCCTCATTGCTACAGATAAAGGGCTGGTGTTGGTTTTAATACAGTTGCATCTGGGTCACCAGATCCTTGCCAGCACTGGCCCCACTCAGCATCACGAAAATTACGTAACGCATACAAAACGATGCAGTAAATGCATGCAGCCAGCTAAAGGGGAGCTCGTATTATAGAAGCGCGTTTATTGGTGCTTCTCACGCGTTATAGCACGATAAATTTTACCCACTACATACACGGCCAGGATCCCGAATAATATCGATGAAATCGCAAAAAAAACTATCGACGAGAGGAAGGGACTGAACAAACCGCCAAGGCTCGTAAAATCGCTAAGCCTGGCAAGAATGTCATTAGGAACCTTTCTTAATATAATCTCAGGAATTATTAGGAATGAAATAATTGCCGCTGTAACATAAATGAGTATTTTTCGACTTTTTTTCATCTTTAACCTTGCTCCTGTGAGCGACCATGATCAATCATTAGCTAGCAATGTTACAACAAGGCACATAGAAATGGCACAAAACTATCTTAAGTGGAAATCAGAAACAGACAGAAATATGGCTATAGCTGTAACAAAGGCTCTAAAAGAGATCCATGAAGGCCAAATGGAAACCATTGAAAAAGTGAAGCTTGGTAGTCAACGGCTTATTCATTATGGCTCATGCTTCGTGACTAACGAATACTACAAAAGTACCTGTCATGAACAATGGAGCGAAGACAAGCGCTTGTATTTGTCATTGTTAGAAATATATAAAAGGAATGATGTCGTGCTTGATATGGTCGAACTTTACTTTCGTAAAGCTTTCAAGCGCCTCGGAGAAAACAAAAGTAATACGCTTGCTTCTTATTTAAAGGAGAAAATTGGAGAGAAAGCTTATGACGCAGTTGACCGCTCAAGCAAAATCGCCATTTCGTTGACTATTGCCAAGTTGATCATAAGTAGTGGGGATTTTCAGGAGTCATTTATTCAAAAAGTGAATCAAATGTCCACATGGTTTGTGCAACTCACGACATTTTATTCTAAGGCTGAGGTAGCTGCACAGGCAGCAAGGAAACTTAAATTTCAGGATTCAGAATACTATCAGATACTTTATCGCGAAAAGTTAGAGATGCTGTATTTCCTTATCGAACCTCAGATGTCGAAAGTAATTTACGAGTTTCAATCCGGCGGGAATAATGAAGAAGTTATCGGTGACGCCTTGTATCGGATGTTAAAAAAATGAAAAAACTTTTCTTTTTTTTATGGGGGGCCCACTCTCACTTAGTCCCCATCGCCCTTATACTGGCAGGCGTTTTTTTGTTTATTAAATTCATCCCTGACTATTCAGGTGTGCTTACATTCATATGGTTCATCATCGTTTCTTTTTTATATCTCAAATATAATCGATGGTATTGACAGCCGTTTAATTAGGGCTATCAATTTTATTTTATTGGTTTCCCAGTGAGTATTAAAATAATGATAGGTTATTATCTTCCTCTGCTGTTAACCCCCCCATGTGCCTTGCCTAAGCTGAGTGCAGCTATTACTAGATACCTTCATCTATCTACTAATTTTGCTGCGCCCTATGAAAGTACGTAACTGACAACGAATGCCCTAAGGCATCCAGCTAACTTCATCCACGTACTTTCGAACCAGATAAAAGAGCCTACAGCAAAAATGACAGCCAGAAAGGTAACGGCTTCCTTAAGTGCGTGGGATATTAACATTTTTGCAAGTTTCACTTCCGGTTATCCCCTAAAATGATCTTTACCCGGTGAAGTGTTCCCGATCCTGATGACCATCGCTACCCATGGAGCTCGTATGTCCCTAACCAGTCTAAACAACCCCTTAATCATTGCCTCGGTGGAAGTATCTGATGGTCAAGGGCATATTGGCATGACAATTTGTCCGGGAAAACATCAGCAAAATGCTTTGTCAGGACAGTTTCAGCGAGACCTCGCGCTTGACCTGGATTTTATAAAATCCTGGGGAGCCTCTGCCGTAGTGAGCCTGATGACGGATGAGGAACTTACCAGTTTACACGTCGGAGCCCTTGGTACTGAAGTTGAAGTCAGAGACATGGATTGGTTTCAGTTGCCTATTACTGACGGGACAATGCCGGACGAAACGTTTGAACGGCGCTGGGTTTATGCTGGCCTACGCTTACGTATGCTTCTTCGTGAAGGAAAACGCATTCTTGTGCATTGCCGTAGTGGGCTCGGGCGCACCGGACTCATTTCAGCAAGATTATTGATCGAACTCGGCATGTCGGCTGAAGAGTCTATCGCTGCGGTCAACGAGGCCAGACCGGGTAGTCTGGAATCAACTGTTCAGAAGCAATATCTCAATGCACTACCACTACCACTTAACGATGTCTGGTTAGATCGCGTTTTAGGTTGCTTGCTGGGTGGGGCTGTCGGTGATGCTTTTGGCTATACCGTTGAATTTGATTCACTTGAGAAAATTCACCAGACGTTTGGCAGTGAAGGACTGACCAGGCCCATTCTGCAACATGGTAAATTGGTGGTCAGTGATGATACCCAAATGACCCTGTTTACCCTTGAAGGTATTTTGCGCGCTACCAATGAGCACGGTGTTATTAACTTATCCCGTGCGCTGGAAGAGATACGTCGTGCTTATCTCGACTGGTACGATACCCAGCAAAGCAAATCAGGATCGCATTTTGGTTGGCTGGCTTCACGAGCAAACATGCGGACAAGACGTGCTCCCGGTAATACGTGCCTGTCAGCGCTAAAAGCGGGCGGGACAGGCAGTATCGAAAAACCGATAAATGACTCAAAGGGCTGTGGTGGTGTGATGCGTACCGCCCCCATTGGCTTCTTACAGGATATAGATCTATTTGATCTTGCTGCCCGTGCGGCGGCATTAACGCATGGGCACGTTGATGGCTGGGCTTCTTCGGGTGTTTTGCCAAGAATTGTTGCTCGCTTAATCAAAGGGGAAGAGGAATTCCTCGCCGTGCGTAATGGCTATAGTGACGGCAGTGAATGGGGGCACATCTATGGAAAAGCAGCCAATACCGAGCCTTATCTGTTAGCCCAAAAACTTGCCCGTGAAATGCGTTTCAATCCACTTGAAGCCATCCGGCAACTGGGACAAGGCTGGGTGGGTGACGAAGCGCTGGCGATTGGTCTGTATGCCTTTCTTTCAGCCCGTAGTTTCCGTGATACGCTGATACGCGCAGCCAATCACGACGGAGATAGCGATTCAACGGCATCGATTGCAGGGCAGCTTTGGGGAGCTAAACACGGTCTGAACGACATTCCTCAGGCATGGATACGCCGGCTTGATGTATTGAATGAAATACTTTACCTGGTTCAGCACATGCAAAACTGGCGCAATGAGGTCGATAAGCAAAGCGGTTGGCAGCCGAGCATTGATAAAAGTATTCTGCCCTGTATCCGCATGATGGAAATGACGCATGAGTTGCATGTGCTGGGTTACCAAAAAATCCGCATATTTCCTTCTATAGCACCATCGGGTTGTCATTGGCGGCTGGAATGGGTGCCAGATTACAGCGTTCCTTCTGCAGTCATGCCCCCCGAACACTCGAATGAGCATGAGAGTGCACGTTACACAAGCGGTGCTGGCTGGCAACCCTTTGAATGGCAGAGTGTTAAGTCACTCTCGGCACTGGAGATGGCGCAGCAGTTTTTACGCCAGTTCCCGGAACTGGCTCGTGCAGGCAAAGGGGATGACTGGGCCTATGCAGGTTGGCTGACAAAGCTACTCGGTGAGGTAAGGCAAGGAAAATTACCCTATTTCCTCGCGGACTGGGATATCGATCTGAGCAGAGGGGTACCCATGCATGGAGGAGAGGCCTTTCCTTTGCCGCCTGAAATCAAGCGGCCCGGGTAGGAGCGTGAAGGTATTGTTTATACCGAACACGGCACAGCCCGGTGCTGAAAACGATTTCGGACACAACGCCGGTGCTACCCTATTGGAGCTTATTTAAATGAAGATGAAATTCCTTTTGCTCACCCCACTGTTTCTCGCTGCCTGTAGCATGGAACATACCGCCTACCGGGTCGCTGACATAACCTTTAAAGACAATCAACCCTGTATCTCAGTCAATAATGACCCCACTGTTAAAAGCGGTCATGCGAAATTACTTACGTTGTCATTGTCAGCCCGTGATTCGAAGGGACAAATGCAGGAAGTATGGAAACAAGACAATTTCGATAACCCTTCATATACCATACAGGCGGGACAGTGTATTCCTGTGAAATACCAGTTTAGTCGAGGCAAGGAATACAGCGTGACTGTTATTACTGCGCAACCAGAGGACAAGGTTGCAACCAAACGTCTCTGGTCTGGAAGTTTTAGACTCAATGAACTTGCGCCGGAATAGCTTCGGCGCTTCACGACATTTACAGTCATTCATACAGAGAGTTTGCTCGTCACTTAGCACATTAATTATCATTGATTCGGTGCTTGTTAAACTCTCCTTTGCCAAAACCTAACAGGCGGCACTTTGGATAATGCTCCAGGGTTTACTGACGTAACTTTTTTAAAACAAGCATTAGTATCTTATAGAAAAAAATGGCAAATATAAAAGAAATCACTATCCAAGAGAGGACCCAGAGATCATCAAAATTCTCCTGATTCACATTGCCATAAATCCACTGTGCAAAAGCTGATGTAGCGTCAAGGCTGATAAACGTTGCGGGATCGATCAACCTGGCGCCTAAGCAAAAAAGCACGATGAAAATCCCTATTTTTGCAATGCTACGCACAAGTATTATCATTTTTCACAACCTCAAACAGACCAAATAAAAATAATCTCTCAAAATTGTGATAGCTCGGTAGAGAATCCCTTTTCATTCATAAAATCAATAAGTCGCTGATTTACAATATCAAGCCAATCCTGAGCAGACATATCCCAACGCTCTGGTGCAAATTCACCCTCATAGCGTGCTAATAGCACCTCACATCTATCGTCCTGGGCATTCAATTCGATTAAGTTTGCTAGCAGCATTCTTAAAGAGAAAGCTGATGATGTATTAAGGTATTCATTAATAAGAATGCCAAAGTCACAATTGTCATCAAAGATATCGCATTCCTGACCAAAATAGATAGTAACTAAATTATCTAGCTCGCAAGGTTTTTCAATATCTGTATCCATTTTATCTTGTCTCTCCTTAGTAAGCATCCGTTATTGCAACCCACTGCTTTACAATCAACTTCACGTAAGCCAATACGGCTTAGTCGGGCCTCTTCTCTGCCATTCTATACTTCTGCTCCATCTCATCCAGCGCCGCCTGATTTTCCAGCCCCCACTGGTACATCTGCTCAATCGGCTCGGCAAAGGTCCTGCCCAGCACCGTCAGGCGGTAATCCACTTTCGGCGGAATAACGTCATAGACATGCCGGGTAATAAGACCGCGTTGCTCCAGCTCCTTCAGGGTTTGAAACAGCATCTTCTTGGAGATGCCCTCCAGGCTGCGCTGTAGCTCTCCGGTGCGGGCGCGCTCGCCAGGCCAGTGGTAGAGCGCATGCAGCACCATCGTGCTCCATTTGACGGAGAAGAGATCCATCAGGCGTCGCGGAGGCGAGTCCGCAAAGAACATTAGCTTACCATCTACCCATGCAGGCACTATTCACTCTCCGATTTATGGTCACCATTTGGTGACTACTATCAATATCGAACCAACTTAATTAAAGTCTGCCGCCTTCCTTGAATAAAAGCACCCTATTTCCGAGGCACGATGAAAATTAATGCATTAGTCGCGACGGACGCGGCACAACCTCTCTCCAGCGGCCGGATTGTGCTACGCCCGCTGCAACAGCAGGACGTGAAGATTGAGATCCTCTACTGCGGCGTCTGCCACTCCGATCTGCATATGGCGCGTAACGAGTGGGCAGTAAGCCGCTATCCGTTGGTGCCGGGTCATGAGATCGTTGGCCGCATCGTCGAGACCGGCGCAGGGGTTGATAAGTTTAAAGCGGGCGATATCGTCGGCGTTGGTGTGATGGTTGACTCCTGCCGGGAGTGCCACTTCTGCAAGCAGCAGGAGGAGCAGTACTGCGAGGCGGGCTTCACGGCAACCTATAACGGCATCGATAAATATACCGGAGAGAGCACCTGGGGCGGCTACGCGCAGAACGTTGTAGTCGATCAGGATTTTGTGGTGTCTGTACCGCAGCACCTGCCCCTGTCGGGCGTGGCACCGATGCTCTGCGCGGGCGTGACGGTCTGGTCTCCGCTGCGCCACTACAACGTCCAGGCTGGCATGCGCGTTGGCGTGGTCGGCCTTGGCGGTCTGGGTCACATGGCCGTTAAGCTGGCGAGTGCCCTGGGTGCGGAAGTGACCCTGTTTACCACCTCCCCGCAAAAAGGCGAGGATGCACGCCGCCTGGGGGCGCATCATGTGGTGGTGTCCCGCGATGCCGGGCAGATGGCGGCGGCCCAGACCTCGCTGGATCTGATCATCAACTCCGTGGCGGCACCACACGATCTCGATCCCTATCTGGCAACGTTGAAAACCAACGGTCGTCTGGTGCTGGTGGGCATTCCCGATCGCCCACATTTGGCCCCTGACGTTACGCCAATGGTGTTCCGCCGTTTAAGCATCAGCGGCTCGTCGATCGGTAGCATTAAAGAGACCCAGGAGATGCTGGATTTTTGCGGCAAACACAACATTACCGCCGACGTTGAGATGATTGCCGGTGAGGATATCGAACAGGCCTTTGCCCGCATGTTGAAAGGCGACGTGAAGTACCGGTTTGTGATCGATATGCAGCGAACCCGCTGGTAAATATCATCCCGGCATGGGGTAAAACAGGATGCGCTGATGAGAGTCTGTTGTAA